AGTCGGTGTGAGCATCTTTTTATCGTGATACAACTGTAACTCTGACAAATATGTATTTAACATAGGGATTGTCGGGATGCTTTCGAACATCTTTTCTACTTTTGTGATGCTTAATCCTTCAATTTTCACTCGATAGAGCGGCATTTCTCTGATTTTTCCCGATTGGTACAGATCGTTTTGTGTTAGCGCCGGATCGGTTGCCGCCCCGGTTGTGGATGCGCCCTGTTTGACCTCTAATGTATAGGTGTCGATGCCGCCTGTTCCCGTGGTGACGAATTTTGCTATGATGATGTCGTTTCGGTTTCTTCCGGATTGCCCGTTGGCGATCTCGCAATCAATATAATCTCCGTACTGGATGCGGGCAAAATGTCCGCCTACTACGATAACTCTGTCTTTTACCCTGACTTTATTGTTACTGATTACTTGACTTTCACATTGCTGGCCGATCATCATGACCCCGTCTGATCCGACGATGCTCTGATAAATCGCTGCGTCGTCTTCCGCGCAAATATGTGCCTCCGCCGCTGGGTCGGTATTGATTGTAATTCCTTTCAACTTTCCCATTTAATCATCTCCTTTTACTTTATATTCTGTTGTTGTTTTTCCGTTTTTTATTTTTATGATTTTCCTGACGATCGGCTGTTGTAGTCTCGTCCCTGTAATTTCTTCATATCCGCCGACAATATCGCCGATTTCCAAGTCAATCCCTTCTACGTTGACGTTGATGCTTTTATAGTTTTGCAGCTCTTTCAGTCGCTTTGTTCCATCCTCTTCCAGCTTTTCTTTGTCCGCGCTCGAAAACTCATAAACCGCTTCGTTTTCTTCGAGTCCTGTGTAATACGGAGTCTTTCCGACGCTTCCGTCTTTTTGTACGTATAAATGCAGGATGATCCGCTCTTCGTTTTGTCCTTTTCCGGCGCAGATCAAGTGATTGACACCGCCTCTGTAATCTTTTATGGTAAACTGTACCTCTCCGTCTTGTGAGTATTCCAGTGTTTCCGAGTAGTCTTTGACTTGTACAGCTCTGATGGAAACATACCCGTAATCAAGGTTTTCCGGCTCAATATAGCTGATCTGCAGGCGATATCCTTGAGTGCTTAACATTTTATCGACTGCATCATATAACGTGACGTATCGGTCGATCTGCCAGCCTGTGACGGTGATCCCCGCCTTTTCTTCCGGTACAAAAAAAAGACCGTCGAATCGGTCTTTGATAAGTTCTCTCAAGATGTCGTTCAAGTCTCCGCTCACCGTCAGGTGGTCCTCTCCCTCCGGCGGTTCTATGATTTTTTGCTTTAACAGTCCTCTCCACGTTGTGCCGCACCACACAATTTCTTGCGTTTTGGTCATCACTTCGAGGCTGTTTAGGATTCCGCCGTATTCTGTTCCCGGTACAAAAATGCGATTTCCGTACCAGTACCATTCTTTTGTCCACTCTTCCTGCGGTAAGCGGATTTCAAAGTCGTCCGTATCTCCAAGATCCATGTCGATCGCAACGCTCTGATCTAAAAATCCCAGCTCTTCTCCGTTTTTTCGGGCAATGATAAATTCCAGTGGGAATAGGTCTGCGTTTCGCACGATCAAGTCTCGTGTCTCTTCTGTTACTCCACCATTATCCCCAGTCGCGGTAATCATTACCGGGTAAACCGCTTCTTTCGCTTTCGTTGTCGGCGCGTTTAGTTTTCCTTGGTAGCGATCTTTTCCGATTCCCGGTAAATTCTGCGTGCTCCCATTTAGCGTTGCTTCCACCCGCTCCATCTTGGTTCGCTCCTTTCTTCGTAGATCACGAGATCCCAGTCAAATTTACCCGACCATACAACTTTTTGCCGTCCGGGTGGGATCTTTTTAAAAAATTTCTTTCCTTTTTCCCGGTTATGAAACGCGTTGACTTGCTCACCGTTTTTTGATATTTTTGTAACGGTCCTCGTGCGGCTGTCTATCTCCAACCGTTCTCCCTGCTCCAAAACAATATTAACTAAATAGCTTTTATCTCCGATGATGACTTGAGGGTTTACGACCGGCCCATAAATTACAAGTGTAAAATTTGCATCTGTAAAATGAGGGTTTTGGACATGTGTGTTGTTCATGCCATTCGCGTATCGGAACGGGTAACGCCCGGGGTAACGTTTATTATCAGATGACGATGCGCCGTAACTGTAAAACGTATACGGGTTTTCTTTTGTCCATATTGGACGTGGACAATACAATTTCACCTTATTTTGCGAATAATAGACTGCTATATCCGACGTTTTTGTTTCGGACGATGTTACAAACCCATCTATGTAATAATCCCCAAAATAAATTCTTCCCGGTCTCTCTAGTAAAACATCTGTTTCGAACGCATCCTGCATTTCATCCAAAAATGTTTTTCGATCTTCCAACGCTCCTCTAACCGTAAAAGTGATTTCGTACTCCGCCGCGTCTTTCTCAAAACCTTGTACAATTTCTCCTATTTTTCTTTTGCTCGTTTCCGGCGTCCAAGCGTGCTTGTGAAAATTTCCGCTTGTTGCTCTCACTCTTGCATCGTAAAATTTATATTCTTTTCCTTCTGAATTGATATATCGTATCATTTTTGCTTTACCTTTATACTTCCAACAAAGCTCTGCCTAATTCTCGTCTGTCTAGAAGCATTGTAACTTCTTGCTTTTTCCCTGCTATAGTAATCAGCACTTCTTCTAGTGCATCCAGTCTTTCTTCAATTCCGCGTCGCCCGTTTTCGTTCCCTATTTTTCCGATGTTTGTCGTATATGATAGATCTGTTGTCAATGGGTCATATGCAGCTTTTTTTACAAGGTTCGCGGAGTCTGTTACTAATTTCGCATCGCCCGAAATTCCGTTTGCAATTCCTTGATCGATCATATTACCTACGTATTCTCCCCAGCGCGAAGGCGAATGAATCCCGAAGAAGCCTAATATGTTGTCTTTAAAGTCTCCCAGCGCACTTTTTACCGCGTCCCACAATGCGCCTGCTGCATTTGCTAATCCGTTCGCGATTCCTTTTATGATATTTAACCCGATTTTTCCCCAGTCCACGGATAAAAACTCATTTTTTATGTTCGTTATGATCGTTGGTATTTGTGCGATCAATTTCGGTATTGCCTGTATTAATCCCGCAGCTAATTTCCCGATGATTTCGATTCCGCTTTGTAATACAGACGGCAGGTTTCTCCCTATTGCTGCTACATATTGTATAATTGCACTTCCTGCCGCTGATGCAATCTGCGGCAAATTCGTTATAATACCGTTGACAAGATTTAAAATAAGCTCCGCTCCCTTTTGCATTATCGTCGGAAGCATCGACTGCATTCCGCTAACAAAACTTACTATTGCTTCGCCTGCCATCGTAATTAATTGTGGGAGCGATTCTAGTATTCCGTTCGCAATTTTCGTCACCATCTCGACGCCTTTGTTTAAGAATTCCGGTAATTTCTCCGATATTCCCGTCATGATCGTGTCTACTATATTTGTATCTGTTCCCAGTGTTTCAACCGCCGCTGTCTCCAATCCCGTTTTTAATCCCGTTATCAGATTTTGTGCAACAAGCAGCCAATCCATCGTTAAAATCGCATTTGCAAAAGATGCTACCAAGTTCAGCGCCGCCTCCGCAAGGTACGGAAGCGCTGTTATAATTCCTGTTACAAGCGACGTCACGAACGAAACTCCTGATTCCAATATTTGATCGCTGTTCTCTGCGATCATGTTCAGCCCTGCCGCTGCAAAATCCTTTCCGAGCAAATCAGGAATTGACGCCAGTACATTTCCGATCATCGGTATTAAGTTACCTGTCAAGAATGTAACGACCGTTTCTCCGACCTGTTTCAATTCATCTGTAACGTCCTCTCCTATCGCAATATTCCCGAGCAGATTTTTAAACGCCGCTTTCATGGATGCCAAAGACCCCGACAGTGTTGTTGCCGCTTCTTTCGCCGTTGTTCCTGTAATTCCAAGCTCTCCTTGTATTACATGAATCGCCGAGTATACGTCTGATAAATTATTGATATCATACTTTACTCCTGTGATTTTTTCCGCATCCGCAAGCAGCCGCTCCATTTCCGTTTTTGTGCCGCCGTATCCTAGTTTTAGGTTGTCCAGCATTGTGTAGTTTTGCTTTGCAAAGCCTTGATATGCGTTTTTGATATCCTCCATGTTCGATCCCATTTTGTTCATGTTATCGGACATGTCTGTCATTGCCATATCTGCCACATCTGCCGCTTTAGCTGTATCATTTCCTAAACTTTGTAACAGACTCGCGGAGAAGCTTGTTGTTAACTGCATGTATTCGTTTGCGCTCATCCCAGCCGTCTTGTAGGCGTTCGCAGCGTTTTGTTTTACTTTCTCTGCACTGTCTTTAAATAGTGTTTCGATTCCGCCTATGCTTTGCTCTAGTTCTGCACCTTCGCTGATTGACGCAGAAATGGCTTTTCCGATCCCCGCCGCGATTACAGCGACTTTGATCGCTCCGCCGATTCTGCCTCCGAGCGATTTTCCTGCCGCATCCGTTTCTCCGCCTACTTCGTTTTGCAGCATTCCGCCTATCCCTTTTGCGGACGGTATAATTTGCACATACGCCTTCGCAAGTTCTGTCTTTTCCACTATTTCACCCCTTTTCTGTCAGCCGTTTCCATTCTTTCTCAAACTCTTCCCCAGTTTCAAACGATATGATTTTTCGTTCTTCTTCGCCAAGTAGTCTCGGTAATATCGTTTTGGGTCTGTTTCTTCCTTTACGCGCATCTTCTGTTTGCATCCATGTCAGCAATTTTGTATGATCTGCGATAGATGCCAATAGCATATCTTCCAGCGTAACTTTAACGCCTGCCAATTTCATTTTTATTCTCGCGTTTTCTTTTAAACCTTTTGCATATATCGCCGCCATTTTACACGGTATCTCTTTATAGTTATAAATCCGATACGTTTCCGCAAAATCGCATACGAGCGCCTCCTCGTCTGTGTTTAGCATACAAACGAGGATCAAGAGTTTTTTCCCTCTTGGTTTCCTCTTAAAATCTCCCCGATTTCATCAAACATTCGTTTTATCGACACTCTTCCCGCTTCGTCTCTCACATGTTCTTTTAATTGTTCCTTTTGTTCTGGTCCAATGATTTTTTCTATTGCGTCTACTACCAGACTTGTGTTTCCTTTGTCTATTTCCCGTAATTCTTCAAGCAGTTCGTAATCGTCTAATGCTTCTTCTTGTACTGTATAGTCAAACCCGCTTTTTGTTGTTCCTTTAATCATTTTTCATTACCTCCGATCCTGCTTTTTTAATATATTCGTAGTGTGTATTTCCCGTCTTGTCTGCGACTGCTGCGATTGTCAATTCGTATCCCGTTGCCTCGTTGTCTTTGTATACAATATCCCCTAGCTCTGAGATGCTTGCTTGCGGAATTACAATTCTTTTCACCGCTCCTTTTAGTATCATGTCAAATACCCAAGATACTTGTTCTGTCTCACTGTTGTTTGCTTTAATTGTTATTCCGTCTTCTATCGTTCCCGTTACGTTGTTTTCCCCGTACACTGTTTTTAATACATCTACATTCAGCACTTCCAAGAGCTTTAATTTAAACGTATCTGCTTTGCTTGCCTGCATGTTCAGCACTGTATCTCCGCCCCATGCCTTTTGTTCTTCCGTTTCCGGGCTGTTTGTGTTTGTTATCCCATCGTCAGAGCAATATCCAAGTCCCTTAAAAGCCGCGTTAAGTTGTGTCGTTACATCTTTCGGCAGCTCTGTTCCAATCGGCGCTACGAAGACTGCTCCTCCTATTTTGGGTTTTCCTGCACTTACATTGTTCACATCTGACATTTTTCTTTCTCCTTTCAGTAGTACGCTATGTTAAATACAGCTTGATATCTGTATTTTTTTCTTTTTGTATCCGTGTAATTGTAGTCACTGTTTAGTTCGCACCTGCAAACGTCATCTCTTTCTGCGATTCGTTTCATTGCTTTCTTTACTTCTTCGTTTAATTCAGCCGCGGAGTAGAGCGGTGTAGAAAAAGACTGGATTGCCAGCGTTGCGTGTTTAATATAATCCGCTTCGCTTCCTCCAGTCTTTTCGATCAAGATATATTTCTTTTCCTCGTTTTCCTCTTCCATTAACACCGGTACGTCCAGAATCGTTTTTAGGTGTTCTCTTACGATTTCTTCGATCATTTTCCCACCGCCTTTAATAAGCTGTTGTTTCCGTCGTCTCCTGTTACTTCCGCAACCGCCCTTGTTTGCGCTACATATGTCTCGACTGTTCCGCCGGATGCTCCGGCAATTTGTTCCGCGTGTTTTTGTATGTTTGCGCGCATCTCTTCCGATCGCAATAGTGCTGTGATTCCTTTTCTGTTCAAAACAATTTTTACTTTCTTACCCATATCGCTCTACCATCCACTTTTGATTCCATTCCAGCGGTATATTGTGTTCAATCCCCTGCTGTGGAAGCCCTATCACTTTCCAAGTTTCTCCGAAAAATTCTACTTTGTTGTCTTCCCACACGTGTTCATCCCCTTTGGGTATTGCGATCGTGTAGACTGCCTTTTTCCC